TTACGTATTATTCGTGCCTTCCTTATTTTTACTGTGGGACATATTTGGGACAGAAGTACCAAAAATCGAGTCAATTTGTCGAGCATGTTCAGTCAGGTGATTTGGTGCCAGATGAGCATATCTGCGAACCATTTCGATAGACTCCCAGCCACCCATTTCCTGCAATACCGAAATCGGAACGCCAGCCTGAACTAACCAGCTTGCCCACGTGTGCCTCAGGTCATGAAAACGGAAGTCTTCAATGCCTGCTCGTTTTAATGCTGACCTCCATGCAGTATTAGCGTCATAGCGCATCTTCCTCACTACAGGTGATTTAGTTCCGTCTGGCTTGGTGCTGCTTTCCTTGTAGACGAACACCCATTTGTGATGATTGCCTATTTGCTTTTTCAGCACCCGGCAAGCAGTATCATTCAGCGCCACGCCAATGGCCTGATTGGACTTACTTTGTTCCGGGTGTATCCATGCCACCTTTCGCTGCATGTCTATCTGCTGCCACTCCATATTGATAATGTTAGACCGCCTTAAGCCAGTAGAAAGCGCAAACTCTACGACTGACTTTAGCGGTTCCGGGCATTCATCAATCAACCTTTTTGCCTCGTGAGGCTCAAGCCAGCGGATACGCTTATTTTTCGGCTGAGGAACTTTGATGATCGGAGCCTTATCCAGCATCTTCCATTCGCGTTCAGCAGCCCGGAGGAGTGCCTTAATGAATGAAAGGTGAGTTGCTTTTGTGGCTACTGCTGCCGGCTTAGGCTTGAATACTGGAGGCTGCTTCCCATTCTTCCTGCAAGCTTCATCCATTAACTTCCAGTTTTCCTCATGCCGCCGATTAGTCATCTTCTGGATGGCGGAGTAAATCTTCGTCTCGGTAATATCCTTCAACTGCATCCCTGCAAAATGCTGGAGCCAGAATCCTATCCGACTCTTGTCATCATCCAGCGACTTCTTATGCGCCTTCTCCTCTAACCACCTGACACAGGCCTCCTCAAAAGTCATGTCAGGCGTCTCTCCTAATTTATTTACCCTCCATGCTTCTGCCTTCAGTTTGTCATGAAGCTCTGTGGCCTGCCTTTTGTCCTTTGTCCCAAGAGACTGCTTAAATCTTTTGCCGTTCGGCAATGTGAAACTGGCGTACCAGGTTTCACCTCTGCGGAATAGTGACATTTCAGTTCCTCTGTTATGTCATCACCCGCGCTCACCTGGACAGTATGCAGCGGAGATTGAAGTGCCGCAACGCAGGCTTGTCGTGTGGTGAGGTAAGGGGATTTAGGTTTGGAAGGGTCTTTGCGTGTTGCCTGAAGGCGGCCTGTGCGAATCCAGTTTGTAGCGGTAGGTCTGGATATCTTGAGAAATGCACAGGCCTCATCGAGTGTGAGGCTGTGTGATTCCATGGTTAGTCCTGGTCAGAAAGAAGCTCTTTTATCCATTTATATGTTTTTGGTGCTCGCTTATCTGGCCTCTTAAGCTCAAGCTTAAGCAGAGCAATAAGTGAATCCCACTCACGTAAAATCGGAGAAAACCGCTTTACCTTTTTCGCTATGAGCGGAAAGCTATCTTTAATTTCAGGTATTTCATCTACGAGCATCATGCATCTTCGCAAATCGGCGGGGTCGCTTGGTGCGTCAAACCGTCCGTGGTAGAAGTTCTTTTCCAGCCCAAGAGCAATAGAAGCCATAGTTGCGCTACTTATGCCAACGTGGCCTTTCGTTTGCCACTTTAATACCTTCATTGCTAAATCAGACATCATTCACTCCATAAAACAAAACCCGCCGTAGCGAGTTCAGATAAGAGAAATCCCGGCGAGTGCGAGGTTTGTTATTTCTTCGGTGCTGAGACCGACCTGCTATGCATCAGCATCTGTGAACTCTCTCCATAAGCAAACAAGCGCCCAGAAGAGCGCTTGTTTTATCTTGCCGCATAAGATAGCTACGTGCTGAATGACATACGAACGTATAATCTTCACATGAGGTATGTTAAAAGCTATCGCATCATTGGAGTTTGAAGTTGTCGATATCATCTACAAATTCCAGATACCCATCTTCAACGCTTTTTAAAACAAGTAAATGCTTAATCCCCTCACTTAATGAGGTTGGCCTTTCAAGCACAAACTCGAACCCATCCTCGTAAATTTTGCCTAACCAATAACCACCGCCATATTCTTTAAGCCTTTGAAAGAAAACATATCCTCCAGGCTTGAAATAATTGAGTGTCTCGTCTCTATAAACGATTTGGTAGTTAGGTACTTTGCCACCCATTTTTGCCACCATGAATACTGTATTTTCATACAGTATAAATTAAAGCAAATGCTGGTCAATTTTAAAGGGTGAAATATCACTTCACCTCCTGCGGCGGCTCCGGTAGCGGCATCCAGTGGGTTACTTCCTTGAGGTGTAGGTCATTACCATCACCATCATCCCAACAAGGCTTCTCATCATCAAACCAGTCAGCATAAATTCCCACCTGAACATTAGGAATGCTTGCCAGATAATGTGTTCCACTAAAATCGCCAGCTAGTACATACTCACGATCCGGCATTCGCTCACTACAGCTTATCCAACCATCCGGAATTACCGGAGAGTTGCCATTCACAAGGTCAGCTCGAACATATAGCGTGTCATCATGGTGCTGATTGTGGCTGCACCACGTTAATTCGCTTAACTCGCCATCTTCTGGCCATACTCCAGCCGTTTGCAGCCAGATATGGGCTGGCGCATCTTGGCAATGTGTATTAACTGGCAACTTGTAAGTTTGGCTTACAGGTTCTGCTTCCAGCGATGCCAGTGCAATCCGTGCCAGTTCTTCCGCTTCTTCTGCTGGCAGTACAACGTTGCTACCAGGTCCGTATATTTCGCGCCACTGCTTGATTGTCAGCAGTCGTTCTCTGGTAATAGTGGTCATTTGTTATGCCTCAATACACAAAATCTGTTTTAAATTCATGGTTACATTCTGGACAGCATGTTTCGTAACCTTTTATTTCTTCACATGCCTGTTTAGCTCCAGAAAACTCCCAGAAATCTGGATCACAAAGCAGATCGAAATTGTGACCACATTTGGGACATTCGGTATCAAGTGACAGACTCCAGTAAGCAGTAGTGTTTTTATCCATATCACTCTCCTTTGATGCGAATGCCAGCGTTGCGGGAATCATCCCATCGCTTTACTTCTTCACGAATTACGTCAATGCATTCTTTCGAATCCATTAGGTAATCTTCATCAAAAAGCCGTTCCTGTTCGTTTTCTATCGCAACAATGATTGCTTCAACTAACTTTTGTGCCTGAGAACCACTTTCTAACTCTGCTATGCGCTTACTTCCATCCGCGATTACTCCCTCGTAATACTCACGCTGCTCGTTGAGTTTTGATTTTGTCTCCTCAAGCTCAACACGCAGCTTCCCTACCTTTAGCGCAATATCCTCGTTCTCCTGATCGCGGCTTTTGATGTATTGCAGGTTTCTTTCCCGTTCATCCAACAATGCCAGCGCGATATCTGGCGAAAAGTGCTTCATAAAATCGTTAAGCGCATTAATTCGCTGATCGAAAGGCATTACAGGTGCTTCACCAGCAATTTTTGTTTTTTCAGCGATTTCACGAAGCTTTTGATAATCAATCTTGCTCACTGGTTGCCTCCTTTGCGAAGCTCAGCGGCGAAGGCTACTGCGTGATCATGATGTTCAAGTGTGTATGCACACTCCGCAAACATCTCCACGCCCTGCGCCCGTACTTCAGCCAGAAAAGCATCGGTGGCTGGGGTTTTGATTTCGTTAAGCGCATCACTGAATCCACCACGCTCCATACCTAGCTCTGCTTCGTAATCGGCATCGAATGCAGCGTCTTTGCAGAACTTCTTCATCCCCGCACTCTCCGCTGCCAGCGCCACGCACTTGGCCTCAAGGTTATCAATCGTGATTCCAGCAGAACGACACTCCCGCAACGCCGTTTCCAGTTTTGATTCAAGTTCACCGAACTTACGCACCAGATATTCAGCGTTTGTTTCGTTAACCTTTAAATCTCGTGGTATGCATTTACCTTTCAGAAATCCATCCATCTCAATTAGTGACATTAGTTTCATTTCTTCCCACTCCGCAACATTGCATTCAGATATTTGTTTTCATTCACTGATGGAAAACTTTTTCTCGCCAGCATTTCTTCGCGTGGAATATCGTTGATGGGCTTGAAGCGGTGTCGAATAATCATTTCCGATGGAAGGATGCCGGGGGCGTAGGACAAACCTCTCATGATGAATTCCTCAGTTATTGCTGATAGCGCCGTAACGCGAACGGTAATAACGAAGGCGCGGGTCTGTTTCAATGAATTTGGTGTAAGTGGCTTTGCGGAATGGTCGGATGGATGTCTGGTAAATTCGTTCGCGCTCTTCTTTCTCTGCAAGCCATATACAGTGGCGAAATTCCTTTTCCTCTTTCGTTTCCTGCGGTAGCGACATTATCAGGTCGTAGTTCTTTCTGAATTTTTCCAGCACCTCCGATACGGAATTGCCGGAACAGCGGCGCGGGTCATCCGCACCATATAGAGGCGCTGGCATAATTTACTCCAGGGTAGGTTATCCGAATAATGTGGTACGTATAGGGTTATTTCTTTCGTAAACGTGATAGCCTGCTTTTTACCGACTCTTCACTTCGCCCGAGAATTTTTGCTACATTTCTTTGTGTATAGCCTGATGAGATAAGCGTCTGCATTCTTTTGTCTTCGTCGTCGCTCCATCTTGGCTTAACGAATGCCGTTTTTAATGACAGTTTTTTTGCTATGTAATAAAACTGATTTATGTTTAGGCCCAGATGTTCTGCTGCACGGCAAGCTACCATGCTACCGCAAACTGACTCCATCTCCGCTGGAGTTATGTTTAATCTTCTCATTAAGCCACCTGTTTAAGCTCATTTATTCTGATATTCATTACCTGAACGCATTTTGTCTGCGCATCATCGTGACCATCCAATAATTGCCAGTCATGCTGATAACGCTCAATTAGCTTTTTCTTGTCAGTTTCTGTTGCTGCATAATCGCTGAAGTCTTTCAGGATTTGTTCGCAGTCAACCGATGGAGATTTCTGGTTGGTATTTTCTGGTGATGGTTGATTGCATGATGCTGGCATGGCCCAGTCCGGCAGCGATGGAGGGAGCCAGTAAAATCCTGTTCCATCCTTCAGTTTGGCCCTGTGCCATCCTTGTTTCTTATCACTGGATATCTGCGCAAAACCTTCCTCAAGGTTATACAGATACCGACCAATTCCCCACTGAACGGCAGCACGCTTCATTGCGCCGGAGCGACCACCTTTGACGGCTTCTACCTGTGTGTTTTCAGCAGCATCCCATTTGGTTACCCATTCAGAACCAATCTTGATTGATATGCCGCATTCAACGCCGCCGTTGTTGGGAATATCGCGGTATTCATTACGCCATCCAGCTTTTCCACAAACATCGTCAAGGCGTTTCATGATTGCTCTGTTAGTCACGTATGCCAGAACTATGGCCCACACTTTTCCGCTTCCTGTTTTCCCACTTTGTTGTATTCGCCACTCAATATCTTCAGCTGCGAACGGTTCATCTAACTGATCCAGATTCATGAGTAATACCCCGCAAATTCATCCCAGCTAATAACCGGATTCTGCCGTTCTGCGGCTAAGTTAATTTGCTGCTCCACTTCTTCCTCAATTTCTGGAGATATGAGAGCAATAAACTCGTCATCATCAAAATCATGCAACATGACGCCTCTCCCAGTCTTCGTCCTGCCACTTATCCCAACCAAGAGCTATTCCGGCAGCCCATGTATACGCGTCAGATATTCCCTGTTTTGTATCCGGAAATACTTTCTCATATAGCTTGTTGAACTCCCTGTTTCCTTGCTGAACAAGAATTGTTCCGTTAACAGGCGTAATGGTCATGGCGTGGTACTCCTGGCTGATTAAGAATTTCACCGAGACGTTTCCATCCGGCCCGTAATTTTCTGGTAATTCTGTCGAGAAGTGATTCAGAAGGGCAGCCAGCAATGGGCCACCCGGCAAAACTATATTGCATGGCGTGCTCCTTAGTTAATTTGCATAACAAAAATGCCTCGAATGAAGCGTTGTTGGTATGCGAAAAAAGCCGCCCTGACTGAGAGCGGCAAATAACATCAAGGGATGATTTTTCGATTAACCAGAACGAGTCGTCGTCCTCGTTTGGTTACGAGCGATATTGCTCACAATGACCACTATTGAAATGGTCATTAGGTGCTTATTCGCTGACAAATTTGGTAAGACTTTCGTGTAGCGAAACCAGAATTTCATCATCAAACCCATCAAGTAATGCTTGTTCGATAAGTTTGATAATTTCTGATGCTTGCTCTTTATTTATTTCCATCACTCCTCCCCAAGAGCCTTGCTGATGGCTGAGCGAGCTTTTCTCTCAGCGTTTGAAATATCTTTAGAACTACCATTTGACCAGGAGTTGAGAAGCAATTGTAGCGCTTCCAATAACTCCGGAGCTGCTGCTATCAGATTCATATCTTCTTTGCTAACGATTAGTGATGAGTGACCATCTTTCATGACATAAGAGTCGATGACGCCACCATCTTTACCTGTAGCTTGACTGCTTAATCGCAGAAAGCTGTTACTTGTCCACCATTTCCATGGGCCGGGTGTATAATTCATCTTCACCTCTGTTGTTTGTGCCAAAATAATTTTAATCAGCAATAAACTCTTCTGGTAATTTATCAACCAGTTGATGGCTTATTATCAGCCATTTGCCATCCTTCGTTTCGTATGCGTATTTCTGGTCTTTTATCATCATGTGTTCAGCTACTGCCTTAACTGCCTGTTCGGTTACATCTTCTTTCTTTCCTACCCACATTCCTTTTTCAGTGTTTAATGTTCCTTGAAAAATACGACCACTTAATAGGCTTGCGCCCATAGTTTTAATTTTCATATAGCACCTTAAAAATAAAGGCCACCATCAGGCAGCCTTGTTGTTCTGTTTGCCAAGTTCTCTGGCAATCATTGCCGTGGTTCTGATTGCCCATTTATCGACAATCTTTCCATCTTCTCTCACCAGAGCCATTTCCTCAGGCTTTACCATACATTCAGCATCAAGCTTGCAGCCTTTGCATTTCACAAAACGACTACACCATTGATTTGTATCAATAGTCGTAGTCATATGGGTAGTCCTGGTATTGTTCCATCACATCCTGAGGATGCTCTTCGAACTCTTCAAATTCTTCTTCCATATCTCATCTCAAATAGTGGATTGCGGTAGTAAAGATTGTGCCTGTCTTTTAACCACGTCAGGCTCGGTGGTTCTCGTGTACCCCTACAGCGAGAAATCGGATAAACTCTATTCACCCCTACAGAGAGTAAAAAGAGAATCGCCGATGAACAACTCATGGTGGCAGGAGTTAATGCGTTTTTTCCTGCAAGGAATGACACTTAAACAGTTGATTCATATGCTAATCATCCTGATCGTATTGATTATTGTTATGCCGGTAAGCGTAAAAGAATGGATAAACCTGCATAATCCAGAAATACTTCCTCATTACTGGATGTATTACATCCTGTTGTTCTGCGTTAGCTATGTGCTTAACGGTGTTGTTAATTCCGTTTATCACGCTGTTACTGAAAGAATTGAGGCATCAACTGCTCAGCGGCGTAAGGACAGAGAAGAAAAAGTCGTTCGGGATTTGTTTGATTCGTTAACTCTTGGAGAAAGAGCGTATTTGGCATTCGCTGTAGCCGCTAATAACCAGCTAAAGACAGAAAAGGGAAGCCCTGAAGCAATTTCATTGCTCAAAAAAGGGATTATCACTCGATTGCCTTCTGCTATTGGATATCCTGATATTGACCGTTTTATTATCCCGGAAAAGTATTTTAATGAGTGCTACATGAGATTTGCCGGGAAGTCAGACATTCTTATGAATGAACTTATTGTACAGGACGAACAGCTCAAAAAATAACGACTTAACCGACAAATACCTTACCTCGCTGTTATTTGTTTGCTCTTACGATGACCAGCCGCGTAAAGTGCTACGCCTGGAAGAAGTACAGATCCTCCTTCAACTTCCTTCTGACGCGTTCCGGCAAGCGAAATGGCTTTGGTGACACGGTCAATTCTTTTGGCTTTAACTTCCTGAGAAGCATCAGGAGCATCGCAGCCAAAAATTGAATCGATGATATTGCAGATGGTGTCGCGCTCTATGGCTAGCTTTCTGCGCCGCTCATGACGGCGAGTTTTAGCATTGCCTGCAAACGTTGACTTCCCGTAGGTGATAACCGTCAT